TTAAATCATTAGGTATTCTTTTTAAAACGTCTAATAATTCTTCACCTGCATCCGAATTGTAATTTAGTTTTGTGTTATAAGCTTTTTCGTATGCTTTGCCTCGTGCTTTTGATGTTTGTTGAGCAAGATTTATTTGTACTTGATTTGCATCTTCTAATATATTGTCAGCTTTTTTAGTTCCTGCCATAGGAGGTAATTTAGCTATATTTTTATCTAAAGCTTTATCTGTAGATTTTGCTACAAGTTCAGAACGTTTAAGTATATTACCAGTAACAATTTCTGCGGCTTCATTGCCTGATGCGGCTATCATATCTAACAACGTTTTCATTGCTTCTGTAGCATCACCAACCATAGCTTGTGAACCTGCACCAAGTCTTAAATCTTTTAACACTTTTTCTAAACTGTCACCACTAGCTAAAATTGTCTTTTTTAACATTTTAGCCGCACCTTTAGATATTTGAAAAGCCTCAGATATTTTATCTACAGGGTCTTTAAGAACACCATTCCTGACTCTATGCCAACCCCAAGCTAAAAACTTTGGTGCTACTGGAATAAGACCACCAAACATCATACCAAATATGCCTTGGTCTACACCTCTTTGCATAGCATCTTCGCCTCTACGACCTTCATCACTTGCTAACCAACCACTTACAACACCTTCTGTAAAATGAAATGCACCACCACTTCCTGCACCTGCTACTACAGCTAAAGGAAGAGGTAATGAAGCCATCCAAGTATACATTGTAGCAGGTAATGATATTAATGCAGGTAACGTACTATACAATGCACCTGCGGCTTTCCATGCCATGTATTCTTTTGGTCTTGTTTCTTTAAATGCTTTAAGTCTTAAATTGTAATCTTTACGCATTCTTTCACCATCTTTACCGAACGAATTACCTGCAATTTCATAAGCTTCGTCAATGCCTTCACCAACAAACAAATAGCCTGATTGAAAAACACCACCTCTAGCTAAGAATGTGTCTTGATTTACAATGTCTTCATAGTAACTAAGTTTTGACCTGTCACCAGTAGTCATTCCATCGTATTCTTTACCTTGACTGACTGCGGCATATTCGTCCATCGCCAGTTTAATGTCTTCGGGGTCTGTTGAACTAAAACCTGCATCTTCATCTAAAAAATTATATTGACCATTAGGTAATTCAATAATATATTTACCTGCTGTAGTGTCACTCTGACCCCATTGTGCAATAATTGCATCTTCTTGATTCCATTCTGTTTTTGTTTCAGTTTGTGCTGTATCAGTTACAGGCAAATCTGAATTTATCTGAGTTTCTTGATTAGGATTTAATGCTTCAACACCATTTTCAGCAACTGCTAATAACTGGTCAACCGCAGGTTGTTCATTAACAGGCACAACAGCTTGTTCTGTGTTAACTGGTGATGCACCATCATTTAATTGTGTTACTGAATTAAGCAATGACATTTGGTCATCTTGTGTCACTTGCTCAGTAACTACAGGTTGCTCATTGACAGCAGTTTGGAATTGATTTAATTGTGTATTTATTGATGTTCCTGATGTGTCTGCTACAGCTTCAGGTCTGTAATCAGGATGTTCAAGCTTCATATCAGAGACCATAGAATTAATATCAGCTAATATTTCGTTAGCTAATTCTGTATTACCTGCCTCTTGTGCCGCCATCAATTGTGCATCAGCGTTGACTATTGCTTGTTGATATTGGTCTATTGAAGTTGCCATTAGAAATATTTGCTCACAGTAGCATTAATTTCATTTTTCAATTCTTTGTCTCTTTTAGGTATTGTTAGAGGTTCTATATTTCTACTAAACGTTTGTTCGTAAAGTTTAAAGTATGCTGAATTATTTCCATCTTCAGTTTTTACATTAACTTTTTTGTTAAATTTTTCAACTGCATCTAATAGAACATTTAATCTTAATTGTGTCATTGTCTGTAATTGTGTAACTGTCATAGTTGGTACACCAACAAAAGATTCTTGCAAGAAAATTCTTTCAGGAACAGTATCAATACCTTTAGTACCTAATCCAAGAATTTTAAGCATCTTAAATGTTTCAGCACCGAAAGCAGACTGCATTAATCCTACTTTAGTAGCTTGATTACCATCTGATAAGCCTATAGATTCAGCAAATTGTGATGCTTTTGTATAGAAAGGTTCTAACATGCCAAATGTAATATCACCATCTTCTGCCTCAGCTAATATGTCTTGTAGTCGATATAATTCTTTAATATCGTATAAAAGTCCATCAGCACCATCCACAAGTGTTTTATGGTCATTAACAAGGTCTTGTGTAGCGGCAGTTCCATAAGCGTTTTCATTAAGACTGGGCATATTAACATCTACATCAACACCAGTACCTTTTAATGCTAATTTGTATTCCATAAAAGTCTTTGGTGGGATATCTTTAGTGTGTAATTTATAGTATTCGTATTCCTGTACAGCATTAGGTGATGATTGTTCTGTTGGTTTGTCAAGCAACACACCTAATTTTTTAAGTTTCATTTGTGTAACAATCGCAGGAGTGTAAGTTACAGGGTCGAGTTTTGCTAACCCATCAATTTCTTCAAATGCCGCTTGAAAAACAGGTGCATCATCAGGGTCAATGCCAAATCCTACTTCTAATTGTTGTTCTGTCCAAGGAATAACTACACCATTTTCGTCTGTTGGTGGATTAGCTAAAGCAGTCATTTTTTGCATCCATTCAGGGTCTTTAGGTGCATCTATGTTTAAAATACCATGCATATATGTAGGAATGTCAGCTATTGTTCCTGTAGCACCATTTTCCATTATCTTTTGAGCGTAGGTTATTTTTTGTTGCCAATCAGGTATTTCTTCTTTTTTAGAACCTAATTCGTATGCTTTAAGTGGTGACAATATATCTGACTCTAGCATTGCAACTAAATCAGTTCGTCCTATGCTTTCAAGCCATGTAGCTGTTTGATTTTTTTGTCCTGCCAGTTTTTCTGAGGCGGCTAATGCAACTTTTTCATCATTAATTCTTTTAACTCTTGATTCAAATTGTGATGCTAAAGTTTGGTCAGGCTCAAGACGTAAAGTATTAAATCCAAGACCCATACGATACACTTCTTCTTGGCTCATGCCTTTAAACATAGAGTTGCTTATTCCTTGAAATGCACCACCAATGCTGTTGTTAGCCATTTGTGTTGGCTGTTCCTCTTCTTGTTTACCTCCTAACAGTCCTCCTGCCATTTGACCTAACAAAAGTCCACCAAATAATTGTCCAAGTCCTAATGACATTAGCTACCTCCTCCACCATACATTTGTGTTGCGGCTGTTAAGTAATCAAACAGACCATTTTGTTTAGTTGTTGTTTGCGTTTCAGGTACTGGTGTATTACCAAGTGCGGCAGTAACATATCCAAGACTATTAACAGGATGATTAACAAAACCACCATATTGTTTCTGTGCCGCATCAAACAATGCTTGTTGCATAGCTTGTTGTTGCATACCTTGTTGCATTAAATTGTTGTTAACTTGTTGACCCATACCAAAGCCAAGATTCGCTATCTGACCAAGTTGGTTTGCCGCACCTAATCTCTGTCCTGCACCTGCTAATCCTGCTTGTTGATTTGCTAGACTAGCCTGTAGTTGATTAGATATGTCACCCATACCTGCTTGTTGATTAGCTAGTTGACCTTGCATATTGTTTTGTATATCTGCAAGAGCCATGTTTTGAGCATTTTGAAAACCTGCTTGTCTAAGTCCTGCTGATGCCTGAGCTAATTGACTTACAGTATCTCTGCCTATTTCACCCATAGCTACACCATGTCTGCTACCACCAAAACTACCTGCGGCTTGAGCTTGACCTTGTAAGTTATTCATGCCCATTTGTGCACCACGTAGTATGTCAGCTTCATTAGCCTTAACTACAGCATCATCGTATGGGTTTGTATATGGTTGCATGTTTGTACCTGCAAGAGTCTGTGGTGTTACTGTAGCACTATTACCTGCTACACCTACTTGCTGTGGTTGATAACCCATTCCTGCAACAGTACCCATCCCTGCACCTTGTACACCTTGTGCCGCTAGACTGTTAATATTAGCAGGTTGTTGAGGTGACAGACCTTGTCCACTACTAGCAAGAGAGTTGTTCATAGGCATCGGAGTTACACCACTACCTTGTTGCCAAGGTTGAATTGGAGTAGTTTCTCCTGTTAATGAGTTCACAGCACCAAGCTTTTGTCCACCACCTTGTTGCCAGTCACTATTTGGAGGTCTGTACCCTGCATTTGGAGCGTTGTAAGTTTCACCTGTTACTGAATTAGTCCACGGACTTATTACTCTACCACCTGCATGTGGAATAAATCCGCCATTCATAGTGGACACTCCACCCGGTGTACTACTGAACCTGCCTGTTTTAGCTTCGGGTGTAATTTGTTGTGTTTGACCACCGGGTAGTCCTTGATTAGCCATTATCTACCTCCTACATTTTTGTAGCCATCGTATTTTCCACCAACGTTATAATTATATTTAGGCTTTGCTGTACCTGACCTAGTACCTGCTCTTGACATATTTACACCACCAGTAGCTGTTTCATCTTGACCTGTGTAACCATAGATTGATTTACCACTTGCATCTTCTCCTACTTTCGTATTTCGGTATATCTCAGCCATGTTTTCAGCATACGTCAAATCTCTTGGTCTTGATGGACTTGCACCACCTCCACCTCGACCTCCTCCTCCACCACGTGCTACATTAGCAGGTACAACGTTACCAAATAGGTTGTTGTATGCCGCCATGTTTGCAGGGTCTCTAGCTGTAAGTTCTGCTAGTGCTTGGTCATATAGTCCAATAGAGCCATAGCCTTTCATACCATTATCGTATGTTGTTGGAGTTGGCATCCCACTTGTAGCAGTCAATGTGCTATTAGGGTCTAACAATCCAAAAGCTTGTGCAGTTGATATGTTGTTGTTCATTGCCGCTTCTTGTGTAGGTGTTAGTGCGGCTACTTGACCTCCTGTGTAAGGCATGTACTTAATTTGTTGTACAGCTTCTGCCCTTTGTAAGTTTCTGTCAGCAGGAGCACGTACCCATTCAGGTATCGTTGTCTCCGTTTTTTTGCTACCACCTTTTCCGCCACCACCACTCATGTCAAAACTCCTTCAATAATGTTGTAAACTGTTCTGACCATCCTCGTGACTCAAGGACTTTCTTCCATCCTTTACGTCCTGCTACTGTCATGCCATCACAGCCTTGTAATTTACCCCATGCCATCGCATCATCGTGCATGTCCGTAATTTGTTTAATTCCATAGCCTTTATCACCACCTGCTAAGAATACATGAAGCACTTTCTTATTAGGATACACGATTACTTCAGTTACTGCACATCCGTTTGCACCCATCCATAGTTGCATGTGTCCACTTAACACACCATCTACAATGTCTTTAAAGTCATGCGTTTCACCACCTTTTTTAAGTGCTGACTCTATCCAAGCTTTACCTCGCATTAATTCTTCTGTTATATTCATGGGTCTAATTTTAATTTAATCCATGCTCCATTCTTGGAAACTACTGGGCAGTCCTGAGCTTCATCCCACATTAATATACCATCTTGTGTAGCCTTACTATCTGAATTTTTAAACTGTAGTTTGTTTCTCGTAGTCGTTATAAATGAATTTAATCGCTCACCCCAAGGCTTCCAATCTTTTCCCATTGGAGGTGGTGGAGTTGCAATACTCATCGTCTACCTCCCGGATTAGCCTCTATTCGCATTATTCCTGACCTCCAATTTGTATTTGCTACACCCTGTACTTTAATGCGTACTTGTCTACCTTGAAAACGAACATCTGTAGGATTACCAAGCGTAACTGCACCATGTGAGGTCTCAGTATCATTAGGATGAAAACGTGTCTTAAACGTAACATTTACTTGACCTTGAGTTTTTTCGTCAGGGATAAGCTGTGTTACTTTCATAATACTATCGCCATTGCCTAAACTAATAGAGCCTGATTCAGCGTATGGTTTTGGCGAACCTGTGTGAGTATATCCTGACTCATGATTGTATAAGTCACCATCTGCATCACACCATATAGGATTACTAAATACACCTGAATCCACACCTGCTGTTCTGTCTAATTCACCAGTTGTCCAATGCCCTTCCTTATAGTCTAGTGCAACATATCTGTCATTTTCTAATGAGCTACCTGAAGGATAGAACCACCATATCTCACCATATTGAGAGTTGTGGATAGCATATACCTTGCTTATTTGTGCAGAGTTTAGGTCATCAAAGACATAATCAGCCACTTCACAAGGTATTTCACTTGCTACAGAGCCATCAAATTGAAAGAATCCTCTTAAACCCATCCAAAATGCTCCCTCATCAATTGCCACAGCACCTCTACGTGAGGATATACCACAGGCAGTACCAACTCTCTCGAAACCATAGACAAATGGTGAGCCTGAGTATGTCGCAACATGAGCATCATTGTCAGTAAGAATAAGTGTTCGACCTCTCATTCGTAAGCCACACATTATCTGACCTACAGTCTGTAATTCAAAATCACCTGCTTGGTTAGTGGCTAAAGGTGTCCAATCTGTATTGTCTTCTTGGTCACACCATTGAACCTTTCTAGGATTACCACCTGCACCTAATGCGAATACGAATCTCTCTTCTGTAACTACTATCCCTTTGTTTCCTGTTGGAGCATTAGCAACTACTTGTGCATCTACTCCTGTGTTCAATTGCCATTCGTATATCTTGCCATCCTTAGACGAACAAGCCATAAGGTATTCACCCCAAGTATCTAACGACCAAGTTGTAGCTTCTGCATAAACACCTGAGCTTACTGGTGCATTACCATAGTTGTCATGACCATAAAATCCACCACCATATCCTTGATTCAATGAACCATTCAAATCACCTGAAGTCAAACCTGAAGGAGTTATATCGTAAACTGTGTGTGAGGGATTTACATAATATAATTTTTCGTAGGTTGCTCCTGCTAAATAAGAGTCACTAGAGTTGTCTAGCCATGAAATCATAGCTCTAGGTGCATGAGCAAATGCATTTGTTTTTCTGCTTGTCCATCCACCTACAGGTCTCATAGAGCCATCTTGCCATCTAACTAAACTAGCATCTCTCCATCTATTTGATGCTTCAAACTCTGTTCCGTTTCTATATAAACCCGGTGGTAATTGTAGTGGTATTAATGCCATAATATTATGCCGCTTTTTGTGTCCATGTTACCGAATCGTTTGTTTCCTGTGTCCATGTTACCGAATCGTTTGTCTCCTGTGTCCATGTTACTGTATCGTTGACTATGATTTCCCATTTCTCTCTAGCTATTGTAGCTGTTCCTGATGTAGTGCTTACGATACCTGATGCATTTTTTACTGCATTACCATTGGCTGTTATAGATGAACTTGCACTTGAGGTAGCTGTACCTTCAACGATTATTGATGCAACTGCTACTACTGACGCTACAGCATTTGTTGTTGAAGTTGCATCTTTAACAATCAACGCTGATGTGGTTACTGTGGCACTTGAACTTGAAGTTGCACTTGCAAGATTAACCTTTTCACCAAGACTTACTATTACTGATGTACCTGCTGATAGTGAACCTGATTCTCTCACTCGTGTTGCAACAGCACTTAGTGTTGCAGACGTTGTTACTGTTGCAGATACGTCAACTACTATATTACCTGATGCTGTTATCGTAGCTGTTGATGTCATTGGAGCTACACCACCTCGTGTCGCTTGACCTATCGTGGCTGTTCCTGATGTGGTACTTACGATACCTGATGCAATTCTCACTCTATAGGAAATAGCAGATATAGTAGCTGTTGGTGTTGCTGTAGCACTACCGAGGGAAATTTTCTCTGTGACTGCAACTAATGACGCAACTGGTGTTGCTGTTGCACTACCACCTAGTGTCGCAAATGCTAATGCAGTTATACTTGAACTAGCACTAACTTGAATTGATGCCTCTCTAACTCGTACTCCAACTGTTACAGTAACTGTATCTCCTACTGAGATTGCTCCTGACTCTCTAACTCTTGTTGAATCAGCACTTGATGATGCAGTTCCTGTCGTTGATGCGATACCACCTCGTGTTGCAAAGCCTAACGCTTGTATCGTGGCATTTGCTGTTGGTGTTGCTGAACCAAACCTTACCCTATTACAGATTGTGGCTATGGTTGCTGAAGCTCCTGCAACAAGCGAACCTGATTCTCTAACTCTCTGACCAACTGTTACAGTAACTGTATCTCCTGCAACGAGAGAACCTGATTCTCTAACTCGTGTCGAATCAGCAGATACTGTTGAACTAACACTACATGTAAGGGATGCTTCTCTAACTCTCTGACCAACTGTTACATATACTGATACACCTGCTGAGATTGCACCTGAATCTTTTACTCTTACTGAATCTGCAACTATTGATGAAGTCGAAGTAATAGTTGTGCTACTTTCTCTAACTCGTGTTGATGACGCAACTATTGTTGCTTCTGCTGTAACTGTCATACTTCTTTCAACAACTCTCTCAAACACAGTTGTAGTTACTGTATCACCAGCCGATAAAGCACCTGACTCTCTAACTCTTGTAGAATCTGCACCTAATGATGCAGAGCCTGTCAATGATGCACTTCCACCTCTCGTAGCAAATCCTGAGACAGTTATACTTGCATTGGCGATTGGTGTACCTGAACCGAACCTTACTCTATTACAAACTGCAACTATAGTTGATGTTGCTGTCATCGGTGCTACACCTGATAATGTCGCTTGACCTATCGTGGCTGTTCCTGATGTTACACTAACTATACTTAAAGCATTCTGTACCCTATTGCAAGTTGCTGTTATCGTAGCTGTGGATGTTATCGTCATCGAGGCATTGCGTGTCGCTTGACCTATCGTGGCAATTGCTGATGTAAGGCTTACTAAACCACTAGCACTTTGTACTCTAGTTCCTGCACCAACTATAGTTGCAGTTGAAGTCAGCGAAGCTGTAGCATCAACAACAGTTATAGCACTCGATGTGATTGATGCTGTTGGAGTCATTGAAGCACTTCCACCTCTTGTAGCAAATGCTAATGCAGTTACCGTGCTTGTTGCACTTGCTGTCATACTACCAAGATGAACTTCTTGTCCTATAGTTGTAATAGATGATGCACCTGCTGACAATGCACCTGCAAGTCGTACTCTCTTACAATCTGCAACTATAGTTGATGTTGGTGTAAGGGTAGCCGCTCCAATAGTGGCTGTATTACCAATAGCTGTGATTGATGCAGTTGCTGTTACTACACTTGTTGCATCAACAACAGTTACAGAACTCGATGTGATTGATGCAGTTGCCGATACTGTAGCACTTCCACCTCTTGTAGCAAATCCTGAGACAGTTATACTTGAGCTAACACTAACTAGACTTGATGCTTTCCTTACTCTTGTTGAATCAGCAGAAATTGTTGAACTAACACTAACTTGAATTGATGCTTCTCGTACTCTCTGACCAACGGAGACGATAACTGTGTCTCCTGCTGATAGTGAACCTGACTCCCTTACTCTTATTGAGTCTGCACCTAGTGATGCAGACAGAGTACACGATGCAATACCACCTCTCGTAGCGAATCCTAATACAGCTATACTCGCAGTTGCTGTTGGAACACCTGAACCAAACCTTACCCTATTACAGATTGTGGCTATGGTTGCTGAAGGTGTTAGCGTAGCACCTCCTAAGAGTACAATTACAGCATCGGATGTCAGCGAAACACTTCCTGTTACGGTTGCACTACCATTTCTTGTTGCAAAGGAGCTTCCTGCTATTACTGCTGTTGGTGTTGCAGTAGCACCACTCGTTCTAACTCTTGAGCCATTCGCTGTAGACGTTGCTACAGTTGTAGATGCACCATTAATCAAAGCAGAACCTAAAGGTACAAGTCTAGCTATTGCTGAAATGCTTGAAGCTACACTTATTACAGCTACACCACCCAATGTTGCATTACCTAACGTTGTAACACTAGCTGTTGCAGTTAAAGCTCCACCTGCATCTTTGACTATCTTGCCACTAGCTGTCGTAGTTGATGATACACTTATTGTTGCTGTACCCTCTTGCTCACGAGACGCTGTTACTGTAATCGTTGAGCTTGGTGAAGCTGTAGCACTAGAAGTTCTTACCCTTGAACCATTTGCGTTACTAGTAGCTGTAGTAGTAGATGTGCCATTAATTAAAGCTGAACCTTCAGGCACACGTCTAGCAATACAGCTAACAGTTGCAACAGCACTTACAGTAGCCGAACCTTCTCTTACACTATATTTAGTAGCACTACAAGTGCTACTTGATGTGGCTGTAACTGTAGCAGGAAAAACATCTTCGCCATAGTCATTACGACCATACAAGCCACTACCATAGTTAAAACTACTTAACCAAGTATGACTGTCGTTGCCATATTTAGTAGCACCGTAATTACCTTGACCGTAACTGCCTACCGACATTTAAAGCCTAGTATTTAGTCTAGCGTTATATCTAGGTCACCCGATGGAACTCTAAACACGTCACCTGAAGCAATTGCCTTACTTGACGATAAAGTCGCATAAGCCATTAAGTTGCCTGAAGTAGATGCATCAAATATTCCAACATGAGTAACTGTACCCCAAGAACCTGTAGCTGTAGGAAATTCTACTGCCGCATTATTTGAAGTTGTGTTACCTGAAGTAGTAAATGCAATAGATTGACGTGCATACGCAGAACCTGATAACTCAGTACCACCACCAGCTTCGCCCGGTGCTGATGTAAATAATCCCAAGTATTTAGTGGCAGGTGCTGAGTAAGCCGCTCCTGCAAATACATGGTCTAATATTTCTGTTTCTAAAAAGTTTGTAAAACTCATACTAATCCCCTCACTTTAAGTTTTAAGCCTGACCCACTAAAACGTGCATTGTCTGAGGCTTCGTTTAATCGCTGTATTGATGCACCATACATCTGTGCCCATACAGCTACCCTTTGGTCTTCTGCTAGATAAGGTGCTGAATGTAATAAAGCTCCGTAGAGATATACATCAGGCGAATCTAATAAAAGCCAGTTGTCTGAATTACTGTCACTTAAAGCATCAAGCTTCTGATAGTAAAGTAATTCAAAGTTTGTTTCTGCGTTTGGAGTTGGATAGAACTCAAACTGTGAATCTGCATGTGTGTAGCAAACTGGTGTACCACTTGCATCTTCAGAAGCAGCACGTTTGTCTGCCATTGCATCTCTTGATATGAGATTGACTGCTGACGTGCCACTCCCTGTGAGATGAAGTCGTATCGACTCTACCCAATCGGCAGGTATCTGCATATACTCATCTCCACCTGTCTGTTGACCACTTGAACGAGCTTCCATCTTCCAATGACGTACATCCCTGTT